CTACAAAAGTATATTCCAGAGAGGTCTTTATATGCCTCTTTTTTTTATGCCCCCCATATATAATTTGTAAATAGAAACCACTTTATGAAAAAAATTTCTGCTGAAAATTTTTACCACATATACTTGAAAGACAAATGTGTGTATAATTGTTTAACAAAGAATCAATTTGAGGCGCACTGGAATACAATGAAAGCAATGGTGGGGTTAATGACCACTGATTATCAGGAAGAGGACTTAAGTTATGAGGTAGTAGAAACCCCATGTATGCGTGAAGAGAATAGTTATTGACAAGTTATAGATATACTGTTAAACTGACGTTGTAGTGAATTATCAATCATGGCAAAAGGATTTACTGTAAAAGCAAAAACCCCAGTAAGGAATACAGAAGGACCTGAATGGGATATTGCTTCTATTAAGGAGAGGATGAAAGGTAAGACAATTGTATTTTGTCTACCAGGACGTGGCGTATCATATACATTTCTAAAGAACTTTGTACAACTGTGCTTTGATATGGTACAGAATGGGATGAGTATTCAGATCAGTCAGGATTACTCATCCATGGTAAACTTTGCACGTTGTAAGTGTTTGGGTGCTAATGTATTGCGTGGACCTGATCAAGTACCTTGGGATGGTAAGTTAGAGTATGATTATCAGTTGTGGATTGATAGTGATATTGTGTTTAGTACTGAGAAGTTCTGGCAACTATGTGATATGGCACTAGATGCTGAAGGAAATGAGAAAAAGATTGTTTCTGGATGGTATAGTACAGAGGATGGAAAGACTACCTCAGTAGCACATTGGTTGGATGAGAATGACTTCAGAAACAATGGTGGTGTGATGAATCATGAGATGGTAGATGGTATTACAAAACGTAAGAAACCATTTACTGTAGATTACACTGGATTTGGATGGGTATTGATTCAGAAGGGTGTCTTTGAACATGAAGGACTAAAGTATCCATGGTTTGCACCTAAGATGCAAGTATTTGAATCTGGTGCAGTACAAGATATGTGTGGTGAGGATGTCTCATTCTGTTTAGATGCAATTGAAGCAGGATTTGATATTTGGTGTGATCCACGTATTCGTGTTGGACATGAGAAGACTAGAGTAATCTAATGGGTTCAACAATCTTTGTACTTACCTTTATTATTATACTATCACTTGGTATGATAAGTATGGGTAACAAGATGTCTATTACTAGGAGAAAAGATGATTAAACAGTATCCTTATATGGTTACCTATAGACTCAGTGCTACAGGTAATCAGAAACATCATAAGCGACTCACTGCAGGATGTGCTACAGATGCAGAGAAGTTATTTGAGGAATCAATGCCTTCTGCATCTATTGTATGTACATATGCATTACCACAAAATAGAGTATAGGATTTATTATGGCAAAAGTTAAAAAGAGTTTGATGGGTGGCGACTTTATTGAAGCACAACCCAAGAAAACTAGACAGGGTTCAGGGAAGCACACAAAGTATTCTGCCAGTAGTGGTAACAATGCAAAGAAAAGATACAGAGGACAAGGAAGATAAGATTGAAGAATCAAAGATTCTTTGTCAACACTGTAAAAGAACTGCAACAAATAATATCAGATGTTTAGGTATGTGCGTTGCAGATTCAGAATATTAGGAGGGGTATTACACCTCTCCTTTTTTTATGCTAGATAAAACAGCGCGAAAAACCTCTTTTTCTCTATGGCTTGTTTGATTTGTAATTTACCTAATGTAGAAGTATATGTAAGGAAAGAATATCTCACTGATCACCAAAGTGGTCATGGTGAGTATGTAAAAGGATGGTGGGTATCATGTAAGAGTATTCCTGGTAGAGCATTTTACTTTGAGACCTATCTTCCAGAATATGCTGCAATGTATGATAAGTTACCTATAAGTGCCTTTGTAAGTGAACCAAAAAAACCAACCCCTGATATGGATCTGTATAATCTACAGTTTTGGAACTGTATGGATTATGGGGTTGTAGCAACACAGAAACAGTTTATTGGATCTATGGACTATGAGGTCTTTACAAGGGACCATGGGACTGTTAAAGGCACTTATGTCTGTACTATTGACAACTACCACCAAGATCCTGATACAGTTGATTACAGCACCTCTGAGATACCATCTGAACATAAGTCACATAACCTAATAGAATTAGATAATGGACAGTATTGTTTGTATCCTAATAACAGAACTAGAATCTTTGATAATAGTTTGACACCAGAGAATCCAAAGATGCCTGACTTTAAAGTTTCTACTGAGTTTTATCAGGTAGAGAATGGTCATGATAGGATGGGTCTTGGTGACCAGGATTCATACTTTTGGAAGACTGCACAGGACAAAAATAAATTAATTAAAGAAAGTTAAGATTAGGACTATAAATAAGGACATATCCTGCGTTTAATCATGCCCACTCAGAGGATAAGCAAACCATTTAAAGATGTAAGTGCTACTTTTCAAATCAATCCTTTGAACAGTGATTTGATTGGATTAAAGAATGCTAATGCAATCTCAAGATCTATTCGTAATTTAATATTAACAATAAGAGGGGAAAAACCATTTGATTTATCACTTGGTTCTAATGTGAATAATTTGTTATTTGAAAATCTAGATTTCATTACAGCATCTAGTATTAAATCTGAAATTGAAACAACCGTTAATAATTTTGAACCAAGAGTCAAATTAAATGATGTAATTGTAAAAGCAAATACAGACAGAAATGCATTTGACGTTCAAATTAAGTATGACATCATTGGAATTGAAGCAGACGCACAAGATCTATCATTCTCTTTAGAGCTCACTAGGTAAATGCCTTTAGTTAATTTCACAAATCTAGATTTTAATCAGATAAAAGATTCCTTAAGGGATTATCTTCGTGCGAATTCAAACTTCACTGACTATGATTATGAAGGTTCTAATTTATCAACAATCATTGATATCTTAGCATATAACACTTATTTGAATTCATATAATGCAAATATGGTTTCAAATGAAGTTTTTATTGATAGTGCTACATTAAGAGAAAATGTAGTATCACTTGCCAGGAACATTGGTTATGTTCCAAGACCTAGAGGTGCAGCAAAAGCAAATGTTTCCTTTGCTGTTGACATGACAGGCACTACAGTAGTATCTGTAACACTTAAAGCAGGCATTGTAGCAGTAACATCAAATTCATTTTCTGGACAAGGTTTTACATTCTCTATACCAAAAGATATAACTGTTGCAGTTAATTCTGATGGACTAGCAATTTTTGATTCAATTATAGTATATGAAGGAACATATATTACTCAAAGTTTTAATGTAAGTTCTAGAGTACCAAATCAAAAGTATATTTTAACTAATGCTGGTATTGATAGTAATCTTATTGAAGTAAATGTACGTGATTCATCACAATCAAATATATCAAGAAACTTTACACAAGCAGATAGTTTATTTGACTTAGACGGAACATCACCAGTTTACTTTATACAAGAAGTCAATAATGAAAGATATGAATTGTTATTTGGCGATGGTATATTTGGACTACCAGTATCTGAACCAAATGTAATAGAAGCAAGTTATATTGTTTCTAATGGAAGTGAGGCAAATAACATTTCCCAGATGAATTTTGCTGGTCAGTTAGTAAGTAATAATAATGCTCCAATCACATCTAATATTACATCATTGACTGTTGATCAATCATCATATGGTGGTTCAGAAATTGAAAGTGTGGAGTCAATAAAAAAATATGGACCTCAAATCTATGCATCACAAAATCGTGCAGTAACTGCAGTTGATTATGAAGCAATGATTCCAAAGATTTATCATGAGACAGAATCAGTTTCTGCATTTGGTGGAGAAGATCTTACACCACCTCAATTTGGTAAAGTTTTTATAAGTGTGAAACCAATCAATGGTGTATTTCTTTCTACTGCAATAAAAACTGATATTGCTAGAGAATTAAAAAAATACTCTGTTGCAGGAATCATACCAGAAATTGTTGACTTAAAATATTTGTTTGTTGAAACAAATTCTTATGTTTACTACAATGAAAATAAAGCTCCTAATGCTGAAGTGGTATTAGGTCTTACAAGAAACAATGTTATTAGATATTCTGATTCAACTGAACTTAATAAGTTTGGTGCTAGATTTAAATATAGTCAATACCAAAAAATAATTGACAATACACATATTGCAATTACATCTAACATAACAACTGTTCAGATGCGTAGAGATCTTGAACCACTATTGAATACATTTGCTGAGTATGAGATTTGTTTTGGTAATAGATTCCATGTAAAAAATCATGGTCATAGTCCTGTATCTAATGGTACTGTAATTGGATACAATATAAAATCATCTGGTTTTAAAGTATCTGGAATTACTGATACTCTATACCTTGGAGATAAACCAAACACTGGACTGAAGACAGGAACTATCTTCATGTTCAAATTAAATTCACCAACAAATCCTGTTATTGTAAAACAAAATATTGGCACTATTGATTACATAAAAGGAGAGATAATGCTTGCTCCAATAAAGATAATTTCTACTGAGGTAAATAGAGGTGAATCACTCATTGAAATATCTGCAAATCCCTACTCTAATGATGTAATTGGTAAGCAAGATCTTTATCTTCAACTTGATACAAATAATGTGACAATTAGCACTGTCTCAGATGAAATTGAATCAGGTGATGATATTTCTGGTAGTAATTATGTTGTAACATCTTCTTATGCAAATGGAAGTCTTGTAAGAGGTACACCAATTCTTACTACAGAACAAACAAATAATGCTTCTCTTACTGGTTTAATTACTGGTACTGATAATACTACTACTGAGGTAGCAGCAGGTACAAATCTTACAACATATACAGTTACAACTGGTATGAATGGTTCCACTTCTTCTAATACATATTCCTACTAATAAGAAATGGCGGTAGATAGAATTAAGTTCAAGGATATCTTATCCTCTCAACTCCCTAGTTACGTTAGGGATGATTTTCCACTGCTTGTAGATTTTCTTACAGAATATTATTCTTCTCAAGAAGTAAAGGGCGCTACATTAGATCTTATTCAAAATTTAGATCAATATGTTAAAGTAGATGAACTAGCTAATCTAAAGACGAGCACTACTCTACTTAATGATATTACCAGATCAACAACATCTATTTTAACAAGTGATGCTGACAATTTTACATATGGATTTCCAGAAAAGAACGGATTAATACGTATTGATAATGAAATTATCAAATATGGATATACTACAAGTAATAGTTTTGAAGATTGTGTAAGAGGATTTAGTGGTGTTACTGAATATATTGATCCATCATTACCTGATAAGCAAAAGTTTGAAAGAACAATAGCATCTTCACATGTTGCTAATGTTAAAATTGAAAACTTATCTATTTTATTTTTACAGGAATTTTTTAAAAAAGTAAAAGCACAAATTGCCCCTGGATTTGATGACAGAACTTTGTCATCATCATTGAATCAAAAAAACTTTATTAAAAACTCTAATAGTTTTTATAAATCAAAGGGCACAGATCAAGCATTTAAAATTTTATTTAAATCAATTTATGGATCAGATGTAGAAGTTATTAAACCAAATAACTTTTTAATAAGACCATCAGATGCTGATTATGTTGTATCTCAAGATTTTGTTATTGAACAGTATGTTGGAGATCCACTTAATTTAAAAAATCGTACAATTTATCAATCCTCAACTAAAGCAAGAGGAACTGTAACTAAAGTTGAGAAACTAAATGAGGATGGAAACTTTTATCAAGTCTCTATTGACTCTGGATATAATAGAGATATTGATGTAAGTGGAACTACTTTTGGTAAATTTGAACCTAATTCAAAAACAAAATTACTTAATGATGTTTCAATTGGATCTACTATCCTAGATGTAGACTCAACAATTAGTTTTCCATCATCTGGTGAACTATCACTTGTTGATAGTTTAAACGAAGAACATATACTTTCATATAGTGATAAAAATCTTACGCAATTTTTGGGAGTTACTACAACTACAGGTGACTTTAATAAAAAAATTGATGTAAGATCAAATGATTATTCTTATACAAATGTGGGTGTTGGTACTGGAACAGAGATTAGAGTAAGAATTACATCTACACTTAAAGACATTAATTTTATTGATCAAACATATAATTATTCAAAAGGTGATAGAATAAGTATTAAATCAATTGGTGTAGATGATGATAGTCTTTATTCTAATAATTGGTTTTATAATGTAAAGAGTAACTATGATATAGAGTCTGTTAGTGAAGTAGATCCAAATAATTTTCTTTATAAATTAACAACCAAGAATAAAAATTTCCTAGAAGTTGGTTATAATGTCATTGTAACTGACAAAGATATTAACAATATAGTTTCTGGCGAAATAACATCAATTGAAAGTGATAGAATTTTAAATGTTAGGTTGTCTAGATCTTTACAAACACAAAATTTATCTAATAATTATAATGTTGAGAATCAAATACTCAAAGGAAATTCTATAGAGTATCTCAATGTTAACAACATTAACTCAAATATATTAAATGTTTATAAAGATAATAAAAAATATCTTGTTGCGTCTAATAGTATTCCAAATTATGAAGATAATTTAAATCCATTTAATAAAATATATAAATTTAGTGGATCTGCAAATGGCGAAACTTTAACTATTTCAACAACTAATGATCATGGTCTTTATAGTGGTGATGCAGTTTTTTACAATAAAAATACAGTTGTTACTACTACAATAGATGCAGATGGTCAACCCATAGTAGACACAACAGTTAATGGATTTAGCAATGTTGATGAATTAGT